AGTAAAATAATTCGTCCTAACAGAACTAGCTAATAGTTTGTTGTTATACTTTAATTGATACCGCGTATCAGTACCAAGAGTAGGTGTTAATTTTTTCATTAACCTCATTTCTATATTGTTCGCCAAAATAGAGTCACTTGTCTGGTCTAATTCTTTACTCAGTTTCGAGAAGAAAAAGTTTTTCTTTAACTCATTAACATTACTCGCAAAGTGAGTTGATATTTGGTCTAATACTTTTGTCTTAATAGCGTCTGAACTTTCCGTGGTAAGTTTCGGGTCATAAGTTACAGCAATGTTGAAACCTATGTATAAAGTTTCCGCGTCAACAAATTCAGTAACCAATGATACTGGAAGTTTTGGTTTGATAACATTGTTGGTAATGTTATTCTTTTCCGTGTCGGTTATAACAAACCCAGTTTGGGGTTGAAGTGATATATAAACTTTACCATAAACAGGAGGCGAATTATCTTCTCCACCCCACACAGTTACGGATTTAATATTTGGGTTTGATTGTTTAATTGCTGTTTCATAGTCAGTAGCTGTCACAACCCTACCTTTAGCAGAATTAAATCGCGGTGCATTGAAACGAATACTGTTTATATTTTCCAACTCAAATCCACCTGTAGCTGAAGAAACAGTTGTACCTGTAAGATTTTCAGCTGACCCTGTGATACTTGATGGTGGAGAGAATCTCCTAGCACCATTTCCTTGTGTAGCATTTCCAAGAATGTATTCACATATAACAATGTTTCCTACATCTAATTGTTTACCGAGAACACCGTCACCAAAAACAACTTGGTAATATCCATCTGTTCTTTCCTCTAAGTAATATATTGAAGATGTAGATGAGACTCCAGTAATTTGTTCCGACAACGCGAATGGCGTAGCATTTAAATTGGTATTAGAGGTCTGTACTTTTACTGTGAGTGTAGTAGTATCAACATTATCATTAGGTAATATTACTGGCCCAGACCTATTCGTACTATTAATAACCTCTGAAGTAGTAACCCTTGTTCCTTCCACCAAAGTTATATTAGTAAATCTGAAAGCAGACACACCATTAACAATCGATTTGTCTACGGTGTAATCTTTATCTGGTAAGAAGTTAAAATTTCTTCCGTTTACATTGGATGTAAATATTTTATCTTTTGTTAAAGTAAGACTTGTTGATGTATAAGATGGGTCTGGTGTTATCGTAAGGTTAATAACAGCCTTAGCAGAACGGGCAGACCTTGGTGTGTATCCCATCGTCTTCGCAATGGATACAACTGAATTCCTTTTGACAGCAGAATCAATAAATGCTTCATTAGATACCATGTGGGCAAGAACAGCATTATAGTGAGTGTTATACGCGAGTAAATCTACAAGTTGTGAGATACCAGATGCTTCAAAATCATAGTCTGCAAACTCTGTTTGATTTTTTAAGTGTGTTTTTAGATTCGTTTTTATCGTATCGAAATCTAGTTCTGTTACATTTTTGACTGCCATTTATCTCAACCTCTCTAAAACTATTCCTAGTTCTTGTAATTCCCTAACCCCTCTCACATAAAAGAATATCTTACATGAGAAAGCATTTTCGTTCTGGTTTGGGTAAACCTCTACATCCTCTACTACAACTCTTGGTTCAAAGTTTACAATCGCCCTTTTTATTTCTGTCGCAAGACTCGTACCAGTAGCAATATCAACTGGTTCAAATAATAGTCCTCTTATTGGAGAACCATATTGCGGTTTGAATGGTTTTTCATAATATTGAGTTAACATTAATGACTTTAACGATTGTTTAACCGCTTGAACATCTACTCTACGAGCAATATCTTTTGTATTCGGGTTTTTCGTAAAACTCAAATCAAAATCTTTATATATTGTAGTGGGTTGTTTAAGCATGTCACTATTTATAATACTTTATGTACTAACTCCCTATACTGTTTAAGTCTTTATCTACTTTAGATTCTTTTGGTACAACTTCCAATCTTAAATTCTTGAGAAAGTCCTTCAACCTCTTTATCGTGGGTGAAAACCCCTCGTTCTGAATCTCTTCTAAATCCACCTCTCCAGCATCTTGACTGAACTTCGCAGAAGTTACTTTAATCTTACCGTCTTTTGCCTTTTCAAAATTAGGCATCGCTTCACATAGAGATTCTAAGTCACCCCCCAAACTATCAAAGAATCCAGATGGGTCTCTTAGGATTTCATTTATGGTATTGTTTTTATCACCATATTTGTCTTCCAACTCTTTAGCTTTAGCAGCAAACCTTTCCACTTGTGACGCTAATGCCACCAAATCACCAAGTTCATCAGCGAATGGTATACCCTCTTTTAAAGACTCTATTAATCCCTGTAAGTCACCAAATTCCTCTTTAAACTTCTCCTCAAGTTCTTTAAAGTCCTTGATAAATTTTATCTTGTTTAACGCGACTCCTATATCATTGGCAAGTCCATCTGCAAACTCGTCTATTCCTTCACTTAATGCTTTGCTAGCACCATCAATCTTATCCGCGATGTCACCAAATGCTTTTCCTACTCCTTTACAACTCATCTATTTCTCCATTAAAGCGGTGGTGTTGATACATATGTACCAGAAGAAGACCCACTAGTAACAGGAGTGTTGTGAGTATGAGTCTGAAGTACGGTAGTACCACCAGTAACCAATCCAGTAACAGTAAGGAAACCAGACATGGTAGTACCAGCTGCAAGGACAGAAACATTAGCAGCAGAAATTGTAGTTAGACCAGTTGAAGTAATATTAGTAACTCCAGCAAGAGAAGCAACAGTAGCAGTTCCAGAGAGGGCAGTAAGAGTAGCAGCTCCAACACCAGCGGTGTAAGTAGCAGCACCAAGGGTTGCGAGGTCAGTAATAGCACCAGTACCAACAATAGTTCTGTTTATTGCACCAATACCCATTATGTTATCAGTTATAGTACCAACACCAATTCCCATAGGCGCAACATTATTAATATTTCTAAGTATCGCACCAGTACCAATAATATCTTCTGTTATGCCTGGAATGTGATAACCCAAGGGCCCTGTTCCTGTGACTGCCCCTGTTATCGGTAGCATGGAAAATACACTCTTGATTCCACCAAGTGCCCCGACTGCAAATGTGGATTTTCTGCCAGGCACTTGTGGTATAATTTGTGAGTCTGGAAGAGCATGAAAACCAGTAACTTGTCCAATTCTTTCTACCATATCAACTCTAGCAGTTGTATTAACTCTATCCCCCAGAATATTAATACTACTTCCCACAAAGGGCGTCTTTATGGGTATATCTGTGGGTTGAGCTGCAAGGTCAATGTTCCTAAATGCACTAACTTTAAATGAACCACCTGCTATAATCTCAGGAGGCGCTGCCTCCTTGCCATCTTTTATACCTTGCATTACTTGTTTTGTATCAATACCAACTCTAGGTGTAACATTAAAGTTAGCATCTCCAGTTGTAACACTTTCCAAACCACCTCTATTGAAGTTACGATGTGGGCCTTGGTGAGTACTATTAGTCTCTCCAGTTACCCTTAATTTGTAATTACTAAGTGATTTTTTCTTTTTGTCAGTAGACCCAACTTGAACATTATAGTTTCCGACTGTGTGTATAGAAAATGTACTTTCCGTATCAACTAACTCATGTCCTTGTATCTTGTTTAACCTATTACCCATTACAGTATTGTATGAGTGACCACTTATATGTTCGTATTTGTTTCCCTTGACATTAATATTGTAATCACCCTCTACCATAAGGTCAAAGTTGCCTTTAACATACATGTATTTGTTGGTTAAATCAATGACATAATCATCACCGACAATTTTTTCTACCTTGGTTCCATCTGGTTGAATTTCTCTAAATGTTCCAGCAGTATGATATTCGTGTATTCTTTCCGCGTCTGGTGTGTCATCAACCTCAAAGACATGTCCACTTTCTGTTTCCCTTACATGGTTATATGGATACTGGGATTTAGAAGTTTCGGAACCTTGTGGGTGCGGTTCTTCCCAATAAGTTGGTTCGTATATGCCTGGCGATACTGGAACTTCTTCACCATCATTATCATGGTCGTATGGGAGTTCTTTATTATTCCACCCAGATATTTTACTTGCGAATCCTCGTGGTATCCCCTTGTCATCCTCTTCAGCTCCTATCCTTGTTTCTCTTTTCCCTTTCAATGAGTAATGATTTTCTGACATATCACCTCTAGCAAGTCTAGAGGATGAAGCTTCTCCCAGAACATTCTTACCTACATCAACCTCATCAACACCTTCCGCGAGACCAGTAAGTTTATTACCCTCTGAGTCTAATACACCACCAAGACCATCACTAACCATTCCCTTGACTTTATCCAGTAGTCCTTCATCTTCTGATATCTTTAATTCTTTTCTTCGTGGGAATTTTCCATTTGGGTCATAGAATCCTCTTTCTGCTAATGACTCTGGTGATTCTGATACATCATCTATTGTAGGTACATTATCTTCTACACCAAAGGAACCCATGATAACTGGTATCTGTCCATCTTCACCATCAACAAAGAATCCGATTACAGTTGAACCTTCTACTAATCCAGTAGGTGATGAACCAACACCCGATATAGCAGCTGAGGTAACTGGTTGCATAGGAATAGACCAAGGCAAAGATTCGGTTGGCAACACATTTTTGTCAAGTGTATGATAACCTATTATACGGACGCGATATCGTCCGAACTGTTCTGGGTCATTCCTATCTTCTACGACTCCTTGCCACCATGCAAAATTGGGGTATCTACTCATCATGATATATCTCCTACACTATCTCGTACTACTTCCAACTTCATTATATGACTATTACTTGCGACTGATATATGATGTCTAACAGCGGTAACACTATAGATTCCAGATATTCTCTCATCAAACAAATCTTCTGGTTTGGGGTCACTACCCTTTTCAGAAGTATTTGGAAAGTTTAAATAAACCAACATACCCAAATCAATATCTGTTCGGCCTGGCACTTCAAAATCAATTTGTAATCTTTTTAAT